CAACTCTTTACATCTCAGCCGATACACACTCACACACCATGAGCCTACGCTTACTTGCTTTGCTAACTGGCAAGCATCAATCAGATGTGGAGCCATTGATGGAAGCAGACAGAGACTGGGCAGCACAGATGCTCAAGCCTGCTGACCACATTATGTGGGAGTTTGATTCGTCACCAACACTTAAAGACATTGAGGATGCAGTTCTTGCTGCTCGTGAACGCTTGGGTGATGATGTGCGTTTAATCGTATTGGACAACGCAGTAGATGTAACCATGGATTCGCAAGATGAGTGGGGTGGTTTGCGTACACTGATGAAAGAACTTAAGTGGTGGGCTAGAGAGACAGGTGCTGCCGTTGTTGTGTGTCATCACACCAGCGAAGGCGTACAAGGAAATCCATGTCCTCCACAAAAAGCACTACATGGCAAGGTGGCTCAGACCCCTTCACTTATCCTCACCGTACATAATCAGATTTCTACAATGGGAGTCTGTGCAGTTAAGAACCGTTATGGACCAGCCGATGCAACAGGCGGTAGTCCAGTATGGCTGTCATACGAACCAGCATCTATGCAAATTAACGATGTCATTTCGTATGAATCAACACCACTATTTTAAGGAGAACACATGGCGTGGGAACTCACAGTAGTTGAGAACGCAGGCGAAATACCAGCAGAAAATGTCACGGATACGGTAGCGGTACCAACCGAGCCACTTCTTATTGACATCAAGGCTCAGTTGCTAATGCACAAGCCTAAGACACTCGCATACACCGTTGGTTGGAGGGCACTTGTTTGGCAGAATAAAGAGACTGGTCAATTCAAAGACATCTCAGAAGCAGAGTTCGAGGAGTACCTTAGAACTGGCACTATCAATCCAACCCCATCAACTGGGGGAGATGCTGGACAAGTTGAACCTACCAGCGGAGATGAAGTCAGCGATGATGGAGGAACTACCCCAAGTTCTTGAACGACTTGAGGATACCGCTAAGAAAGTTTATGACCCACAACAAGTGTGGTTGGAGTCAATGCAGTTTGCTGATTATGTAACACAGTTGGCATCGCATTTACTTGAAGGACATGGGCAAGAGTGCATTGACGAAATTGCAGAGCAGTTGAAGAACATGTCTAACTCGTTTAAACAAATGGGAGAGAACGCATTACAGGTTCTTGATGAAGCAGAGAGAGAGATGAATGAGTCACGGAAATAAAGAAGTAATCTCTATTGGTTGGTGTGACAATGGCATGGTTGATGGCAAGTTTGCAGAAGGTGTTGTTTATACAACGCTTACTGGCATAGGAAAAGGTTTGCCTATTGGTAACGCCATCCGTGTCCAAGGCAATCAGATTGGCAGACAACGCCAAGCGCTTATGGACATGTGGTATGACCAAATTAAAACCGAATGGTTGTTATGGGTTGACTCAGACATTGTGCTTACCCTTGATGTTCTTGAGATGCTATGGAAAGTAGCAGACAAGGACACGAAGCCAGTTGTATCGGGCGTTTACTTTATCTCTAAGCAGATGGAGTCATCACTCATGCAGCCTATGCCCGCTTTGTTTAATGAGGTAAGTGAGTTTGAGATTAGATACTTACACCCACTGCCTGCCAATGAAATCATCAAGGTTGACTGTGCTGGCTTAGGTTTAACGCTTATGCACCGCAGCGTTGTTCCTAAGTTGCGTGCCCTTTCACCTGACTACTCGGTGTTTGCTGAGAAGGAAGGGTTGGGCAATAAGTTTGTAGGCGAGGACATTGTGTTCTTCCGCAATCTTAAGAAGGCTGGCGTTGATGTATATGCCCACACTGGCGCTCGTGTTAAACACATGAAGCGCTTTGCTTATGACGATAACTACTATGCGTTGTACTGGCAAGCAGCACAAGCAGCAGAACGCCAACAAAAGGAAGCGGAATTAAATGGTAACCCAGCAAGCGAGTAACAAGCGCAGGGGTGCAGCCTTTGAGATTGACCTTGCTGACTGGTTGATGACTCAGGGTTTAAACGCACAACGCCTGCCTCGTGCAGGGCGTAACGACATTGGTGATGTGTTCCTACCTACACCTAACGACATCTATGTGATTGAAGCCAAGGCTCCACGCAGAGATGGAAAGATTGACCTATCGGGTTGGTTGCGTGAGGCTGATGTAGAAGCAGAGAACTACCGCAAGGCTAAGAAGTTAGCCACTGCACCAACGCCATTGGTAATTATCAAGGCATCTAACAAAGGAATCGAGGAGTCCTATGTAGTGCAAAGGTTGAGTGATGTTATTGCAAAACTCTAAGCACGACATAGTTAAAGTCCTTGAGCATTATGGTTTCGAGATACCCCATGGCAAGCGTGGTTGGTTCACTTTGCGTTGCGCCTTCCATGGGGATAGAGTTAAGTCGGCTCGTTTAAACATTGAGAATGGTGGGTTCCGTTGCTTTGGCTGTGACATGGCTGGCGATGTGTACTCACTCATCATGAAGAAAGAAGGGGTTACATTTAATGAGGCTAAGCAAATCGCAGAGAGAATTACTGGCGAGAGCAACGGAGAACTACGAGCAAAACCTAGCAGAGATAACTCCGTATCTACAGAGTCGCGGTATCACGGAGGAGACGGCTCGTATGTTTCGCCTCGGCTTCGTAAGAGAGCCTGAGATTGGACACGAACCTTATATTGGCAAGTTGGCAATCCCATATCTTACGCCAACTGGTGTCATTGACTTACGCTTTCGCAGTTTAAACGCAGACAACGGACCTAAGTATATGTCCCGACCAGGGGCTACGACTCACATCTACAACATCAACGCATTAGATAACGACACCGACATTCTTGCAATTTGTGAAGGTGAGTTAGACACTGTGGTTGCTACACAAGCAGGCTTTAGTGCAGTTGGTTTGCCTGGTGCCAACAACTGGAAATCATTTTACAACCGCGTGCTTGCTGATTGGACAAAGGTAATCCTATTGTGCGATGGCGATAACGCAGGGCGTGAGATGGCTAAGAATCTAAGCAAGGAACTAGACAATGTATTCCCTGTGTTCATGCCTGAGGGTCAGGATGTGAACGATGTTTACTTAGCAGAAGGAGCAGAGGGTCTGCGTAAAAGAGCAGGCGTTTAAACACATGGTAAAAAACTCATCATTTGATTTAGATTTTGGATACGGTAGAAAAGGCGAGAAGTTAGTCGAAGAACTATTAACCGAAGGCAAAACTATTGAGGTCAAGAGAGACCGCAAGTGGTGGGTAACTAACAACTTATACATTGAGGTTGAGTGTTGGTTTATGAAGTCCAAATCATGGGAGCCATCGGGCATCATGGTAACTGAGGCTGCATACTGGGCGTTTGTATTAGAGAAGGGCGTACTTATGGTGCCTACCAGCCATGTGTTGTATGCCATTAAAGAGTTTGGTCGTGAGATTACTTGCGACATACCACCAAATAAAAGCAAGGGCTTCCTTATTACAGTAGATGACTTACTTATGGCTATAAGGAAATTAAAAAATGAACCAACAGAATGACAGCCCGCTATGGGAAACTGTTTACACGGTGGCACGCTTATCAGCAGCGCGATGCGTGCGTATTCATCGGCATCTTGTTACCGCAGATGATGTATTCCAACACCTAAGTTTGTGGGCAGTAGAACACTGGCACAAGATTGAAGAATGGGAAGGGCAAGACTCATTAGTGTTTAAACTCAAGCGCACATTTAACAATGAGTCGCAGAAGTTTGCTGCTAAAGAGCGTGCATATAGAACCAAGTCATCTCCATTCGATGTTTTCTATTATACCCATGAGGTATTGCAAGAGTTGCTGAAAGATGTTTGGCATTACGAACAATGGGTATCAAGTGCTGCGCCGAGTGATGCTGAGTTTGTTAGCAAGACAACCAAGCCAAGCGAAGGCATGAATCGTGAAGCCATGTTATCGGATGTATCCACTGGACTTGAGCGTTTAAACGAGCAAGACAGGCTACTGTTGCGGCGTAGGTTTGATGGTGGTGGCACTGACTTTGATGCGCTCGCCATCGAATATAGTGCAAGCGAGGATGCATTGCGTAAGCGTGTGTCTCGTGCGCTTACCAAGTTGCAAGATAGATTAGGTGGCGAGCAGCCACAATGGAACAATCGTAGATACCGCAAGCCCAACAAGGAGACACATGATAATACCTAAGTACCAGCGCATGAAGCCATGGAACTGGATAGGACTGCCGTTGTATTACTTCGGTATGTATTTAAACGACCTTGGTTATTACATTCACCTGGCTGGAGATAAGATAGTGTGGTTTAAACGCAAGCAGATTGGATACATGGATAAATGATTAACGCATTATGGGGCTTGGCTTTTTTTGTTGGTGGTTGGTTTGTTTGTTGGATACAGATGAGAGAGTGGAAATGATTATTGGTTTGAGTGGTTATGCACAGTCAGGCAAAGATACAGTTGCTGAGTTGTTGTGTTTAAACTATGGGTACACACGGCTATCGTTTGCACAACCTATGCGTGATGCAATCTATACATTGAACCCAATGCTTTCATCGGGGCGTGTTGCTGATTTAGTTGATGAGTATGGATGGGATGTAGCCAAGGCTAACCCTGAGGTAAGACGATTGCTTCAAGTGTTTGGTACTGATGTTGGTCGTAAACAGTTTGGTGAAAACTTTTGGGTGCAACAAGCCTTTGATAAAATAGAATCAACCAAGATTGTATTCAGTGATGTTCGTTTTCCTAATGAGGCACGAGAGATACAACAGTACGGCGGTCAAGTGTGGCGCATCAACCGACACAATCACACACCAGTTAACGGACACACAAGTGAACATGCGATGGATAACTTTATGTTTAAACATGTTATCTATAACGATGGAACTCTTGATGAGTTGAGTGATGAAGTATTCATGCTTGCGAAAGAACTTAATCTTTAAGTAAGTTTAAATGCAGAAGCCCCGCAAAGGACTGGAACCCTGCGGGGCT